AGTTATTGCACCGCCTGGCTGTACAACAACGTTATAGTCTCCTGTTGCTACCTTGAGATATTTAGACATTAATATTATTCCTTATTAATATCTTATGCGTCTTCAGTGAAGTCTGTATCGTCAGTACCTGATTTAGTATCGTCATCACCAGCTTCTTCAACTTGTACAGCACCGTCTGCTCCTGCAACTGTAAAGTTCCAAGAAATACTTGTACCGTCTAGTGCGTTTGAACCAGTAGCTGAAGGTTGCTTGACAGTAACTTTTCTGCCTGCTATTTTAGAAACACCGTATGTTTCGTCATCATCACCTTTTACAGAAATAGTCATTTCTGTACCAGTAAGTGCGGCTGGTAGTTTACCAGTTACAAGTGTGCGATCATAGCTTCCGCCATCTTCTGTTGCACGTACCCTGAACTTCTTGCTACCAAGTTGCTTTACGATATGTCCTTCAACAACTGCTGATCCATCATGAAAGTTTACTTTAATTTCATTTCCGCTTGCAGTTGGTGTTCCGAAAAATCTTTTGTTTATTGGTCTTCCCATTTGTTTTCTCCTTTAATAAGTTGACGTTCTAGGTCTACGGGGTTGGTTCCCCATAAGTCCTCATCTAGAGGCTCTCCTCTCGACATAGTATTTATCATAAGCGACAAAAGAAAAAGGCCCGCTTGTGGCGAGCCTTTTAATATAAGGTGATAGGTTGGACTTCAGAATACCAACAACCTAGGCTTACAGTCTGTCTGATAATACCTAAGCACCTCGCATCGAAAAGTTACTTTCAAAACCTGCATCTTCGTGTCTCCACGCTCATACAGTGCCACTACAGCTACGAGTCAAGTTCGGGACCTGCCATCCCTCTTCCTTGCACTATCGTAAGTTAAACCGTCATCTAACTTACTGTATACATAATAACATCTTTGCAGTAGTTGTCAACCACTTTTTTAAAAAAAAGTCAAAAAAATAGGCCCCCTAAAGGACCTATTTTAATCTCGTATATTACTAAAGTAATATTAGCTAAAGCTAACGTTACCTGAAGTAATAGCAACAGCGCCGAGGTAATCAGCAGCGTTACCAAGAGACGAAGCAGTATTTGATAATTCAATATACCCGTATCTTGTCATAAAGCTTACTGTTGGCTCAAATGTGGACGGATCCAGCACAACGCCTGAGCTCATTAGCGGAATATATGGGCAATAGAATGCTGCCGCATCTGATTCGCTTGAACCTTTATAACCAATCAATACGTTAGCATTGTCGGCTGCATATGTGTTAACATATACTTTCATAGCGTTGTTCAAAGTACCAACCATCTTAGTGTTAGTTGGAGCTTCGAATGAACCTTCAGTTGTTCTTGCGAACGCTGAAGTTGTAGCACTCTGTAGAATTGTAAGAGCAAATGGACTTACAACTGCCCAGTTACCTGCGCCTCTACGTGTACGCTGAGCGATCTGGTTTGATACTCTGTTAATTTGAACAGCTAAAGCAGCATGCTCATCACCAACGAAAGTAGCAGTACCTGATACAGCAGCTTGATCATATGTTTGACCTGCTGAGCCAGCTAATGTGTTTAGGCTTGCAATAACCTCTTGATCAATTTCAGCGGTAATTTCTTGTGCCAAAGCAGCCATAATTTCTGCTTCAACGTCAATACCGTGCATTGATTGAGCGTCTTGAGCCGCTTCAAAAGTCCAGCGAGCTGATAGCTTTCTGGTTTTTGCTTCGACTGTTTGCTTCAAGATTTGGATTGATAGCTTATTACCAGCTGCGCCTTCAAGTACTGCTGTGTTATCAGCTTTACCTGTTGATGCATTACCGGAATATGCTTCCGCAATCTTGAATGGTGAAAGTGCTTCTTCACCAGCTGAAGCTCCGCTTGCGCCTGAGCCAACTGTATCTGAGTAGCGTACTCTCAATGTGTGGATTTGACCCACTGGACCAGTCATAGGCTGAACACCAACTAATTCGTTAGCAATAACGGTTGGCATTACACGTCTGATGACGGGTAGGATAACTCTGTTAAGAGTTGCGACATTACCGGCGGATGTTGTTCCTGCTACAGCTGTCTCAGACAAATACTTGCGAGTATTTTCTAAGGTAGTAGCCATAACGCCTTTTTTGTTGCCATCGAGGCCTTCCAAAAGTGCAGTTTTCGTATCCTGCCAGCGACTTTCTAGTAGTTCTGACATAATTATCTCCTTAATTTAAACCAGCTAAACGCTTGATATCAATAACATTGCTATGAGTATCTGCTTCAGCTTGCTGTGAACTAACGTTAGTGTTTTCTCTATTGCCTGTAATTTCGGTGCCTTCTGTGAGTGTTGCCTTCTTAGCTGGAGTATTACCGTCGATAACCGCTGGTAGGTACTTATCAAACTGAGTTTTTAACCTGTTAGTTTGAACTGATTCCAGTAAATCAATCATAATTTCACGTTGATCTTTAGCCAAAGGCTGGATCATATCGTTAATTAAGTCTTTTCTTTGCGTTGATTCAACAATACGCTGCTTTTCAGTAGCTGTTGATTCTGCAATTTCTTTTGCTTTCTTTGCAAATGCTTTTGCTTCGTCAAGTTGCTTGTTTTTTACATCAATAACTTTAAGAAGTTTAGCAGTTTCTGAATTTTCATTTAGGTAGCTAGTACCATATTCAGATGCAAAGCTTTCAAAGATTTTACGACCGAAGTCATTTTTACGTGCAGTGTCAATATCTTCTTTAAGTTGGCTAATCTCTGTTTTAAGAGCTTCGTCAACTGTTTCAGATACTGCTTTTGCACCTCTTTCGATAAAGTCGGACTTGACTTTAGCAAAGTGTTTCTTAGCTTCACGTACAAGTTTAACCTTGGTTGCTGCTAAGTCTTTCTTATCTTCTTGGAACTCGGATATCTCACCGGCTAAGGATTCTACTACAAACTCTTCAAGTTTAGCATAGTTATCAGCTTGAACTTTTTTGTCTGCATGTAGATCTTTTATTTCGCTTGCTAATTGCTCAGCAACAAAACTCTTGAGTAAGTCTGCATTCTTACGTTGAGCAACAGCATATTTTGCTTTTGCTTCAGCAAGTTGTTTGCGATCGTCTGCAAATTCTGCAATCTCTGCTTGAAGGCGCTCAGAAAGCATGTTATCGATAGCTTCAACCATAGTCTCTTTATCGTGCTCATACTTTGTTGCAAATTCTTCACGTAATTCAGCAGTTACCTGCATCTTATTTTCTTGAATTTTTGCATTCCATGCTTCTTCAATCTCAGCCTTAATTTCGGATGATACCACGTCATTTTCAAAAAGTGTTTTTAGTGCATCTATCATACCATTGTCTCCTAGTTTATTGGAGTTTACTAATCAGATTGATTAGCGATTCCTTAAGATACTTTTGTGCCTTTGGGTCTTCTCTTGTTGCCTGTGCGAATTCGTATGCCTTCATCCCGCCCCTTGCATTCATTAAATGCTCGTAAATTGGTGTAGGATATGCACCAGGGGCGCTGGGCTGAGCCACAACGTCCACAGTGATAATTTCAAAATCGGAAACTTCGCCGCTTCCGTCTTCCATTACGTTACCAGAGCCCCTACTGGAAACACCTAGTTTAACTCCGCTTTCAAGCATTGTTTTCACTAAGTTTCCCATAGGAGTTGGTAATATTTTTAGTTTGCCATAGCCGTTATCACCATCCATCCACGTTTCCGTAATCATATGGCTTACACGATCTATGTTGATGTTAAGTCCTTCAGGGTGATCAACTTCACCGAGAACTGAATATCCTCCAGTAATTTGATCGTTGAGAGTTTTGACAGCCCTGCCAATTTCAGATACAGGATACACTCGCTGATTAGCGTTTCTAATACCACCTTGGATAATAATACCCTTCATATAAAGGTCTTTACCCTCGTTAGCATTTTCAAGCACTACATTAGCTTGGTCGAATGTCAAATTCTCTTGTAAAGTAATCATTAAATTTCCTTAACTTAGCTGCCGATCATAGATTTCTTATCAGCTGCTGCTTCTGGCTTGCCTTTTTTCTCTGCACCGTGACCTGGTTGTGCTTTTAATGACTTAGAAGCCTTTCCACCTGGTACATTTACATTGCCGCCGTCTTGGTCTTTAGGAGCCATGTCTCCTAGACCAGCATGCTCGCCGCCGCTTTCTTCAGCACCTTGTACTAAATTACTTGCGTCACCGCCCATGTTATTTGGGCTTGCAACTGTGCTTTTTGGATTAGCACCATTGTCGCCGCCTATTTTTTGAGCATCTAAACCGCCGCCAGCTACTTTTTCTACGTATTCACGCATTTCTTCGCCAGCTGATTTTGCAGTTTTAGTTTCTTCTACTTCTTCATCTGATGCTTCTTCTACTTCTTCATCTGATGCTTCTTCTACTTCTTCATCTGATGCTTCAAATGGAAGTACTGACTCTTCTTCAGGCTCTTCATCACCTGGCTCTTCGTCATCACCTGCCATCATTTTTTCAAATTCTGCTTTAAGATCTTCTAAAGCATCTTCTAGGTCTTCAACACGATCTTCAACGTCACCTTCTGGCTCTTCGCCTTCTTCGTCGTCTCCGCCTTCGTCATCCATACCAAGATCTGCCATCATATCATCAGTTGCATCGCCGCCCATTTCTGCTTCTGCAGGGTCAGCTTCAACTTCAAACTCGTCTAAGTTAAAGTTTTCATCAACTTCTTCGTCTGATGCTTCATCGACTTCTTCGTCTGATGCTTCATCGACTTCTTCGTCTGATGCTTCATCGACTTCTTCGTCGGTTGCTTCTTCTACTTCTTCATCTGTAGCTTCATCAACGTCTTTGTCATCTTCTAAAAGACCTTCATAAATATCTCGGGATTTTTCTACCACAATCTCGTGGAATAATTTTTCTGCTGCTTCCTTGTCTTCATTAACAAGTAACTCAAGCATCTGTTCAAATTTGTTACGATCTGCCATTTTACTCTCCTATAATGTATTGTACATACCGAAATGGTCTGGGCTGTCATAATATATTTACTTTATTTGCAGAAAAGTGCGTACAAATAGGCTCAAAACGAGCCATTTTCGAAGATTACTAGATTTTAAAGGATTTTTTGAAATCCCTGATGTGAATGTTTTCAACATTATCCAGTTTTGTTAGTTCAGGAGGAGTAAAAAAATCTTCTCCTAACACTCTTATATATCTCTTTTTAGGATTATTCTGGCATGTAATTACAGTTTGTTTGAGCCAATTTCCAAAATAAGTTGCCTTTTCAGTAGGTGCTTTGTAATTTTGTGTACCTGCATAGATATTATTTAC